CTGCGCGTGCGTGTATTGCAGGATGAGCGCCAGTGCATCGATGCGCTTGGGCTGGTTGAGTGGTGTGCCAGCGGCATCGCCGAACGCGTTTTTGCTCGACTGCCAGCGCGCCTGATAGCCGAGCCCCACCGTCGCCACCTCGCAGGCCTGCGACAGCGTGACCGAACCGCCGCTCACGGTGTAGGTGCCGAGGTCGATACCATCGCCCCACGCAACCACGGTCTCGCCCTCCAAGTGGCCGAGTCCCGTGATGGTGTCGGTAGCGGTGCCCTCGTAGTGCACGAACCCGTCGGCCTGCTTGTTGGCGTTACCGCCGCGGCACTCCTCACGCAGCGCGAACTTCCACAGGTAGCGGTCGCCATCGCGGTTGACCGAGTAGTACACGCGGTCGCGCTCGGTGCCCGGCTGCACGGCGATGTCCTCGATCAGTGCATCGGTCTCGACCTCTACCCAGCAGATGACGTTCTCGGCCCGATCGACCACGCACACCGTGGCGGTGCCATCTTCGCGCAGGCAGTGGATCCGCTTCTCGGGCTCGTACTCGATCGCGATGTGCGTGATGCGCCGATCGGTGCCGCCGGGCACGTACTCATGAAGGTCGGGCACCGAGATAGACAGGTCGGTCTCGGCGTAGTCGTTTTCCTCGATGTTGAAGTTGATCGCGAGCAACCGGTTGCGCGCACGCTGTACAAATGCACAGCCCGGCGCCGAGGGCTTGAGATTGAAGTTGCTCGGGGTCAGCGGCTCATCGAAGCTGCTCGATCGGCCTGAGAGTACGTTGTTGCGATCGAGCTTGACCGGCGCGATGTTGGCGCAGGTTTGGATGGTGCCCACCAGCAAGCGGTTGAGCGGCAGCATCCAGTTGACCGTCTGCACCGGCCCCTCACCAATGATGCGCGAGATCGGCCCGGCATCGCCCTCGCTGTCCTCATCGAAGTCCTCGAACAGATCGGACTCTGAGCCGTCGATGCGGTTGTTGGAGCCGAACCATAGCCGGCCCTCAAAGATGGTGTTGGCCGACTGATAGCCGCGCCGCTCGGACCATCGCGACTCCTGCCAATCACTGCTCGCGGTGGTCGCACCGAACGACTCCAGCGCCACGGCACTCACGAGCACCGAGCTGGTGTAGGCGGTGATGCGGGCGCGGCCGCTGATGCTGCCCGAGGTGTACGACAGATTGGCCACCGCGGTGCCCGAGGTGTAGGCGGCCGTCTTGATGCCGATGCGGTAGTAGATAATCTGATTATCTAGTCCGTCGTCATAGCTCTTGGACTGGTTGACCGTGTACGACTCGACATCGATCCAGTTGCCGGGCTCGGCGGGTGAGGCTTGCAGCGTGACGGTGGCGGCCCACGTGCCCGTGACCATGATGCCAAACACGCGCTGCCCACCCACACCCGAGACACGAATCTCACTGCTGAACTGATTGGCCGCCGTCAATGTGACGCTCACGGTCTGGCCCACCGAGTCGATGCGATAGATGCTGCCGACGTTGGTGGATTTGAACAGGGCACTGCTCGCGGTGAGCGTGATGTCGCCGGTGAGCGCGCTGGGCGCGATCGTGACCGGTGTCGCATTGAGTGCGAATAGCGGCGGTGTCTCCGGCTCATACAGCACCACCGACCAGCTACCCGATGCGCGCCGCTCGATCTTGCGCGTCTGATAGCCGGTGCATGACATGTAGATCACATCATTGGACTGCACGGCTCTGAGCAGGAAGAAGTCCGCCGGCACCCATGGCGTTGCAATGCTCACCGTGCCCGCCGACTCGATGTTGCAGGAGTCCACCAGCGTGGTGAAGCTGCGGCGGTTCAGGAATCGAATATAGAAGTTGGTCGTGGGCGTGAACGCGAGCGAGTGCGTGCCCGTGCCGAGCGTGGTCTCGCTGATGTAGTCATCATTGCCGCTGGTGGAGCCCACACGCAGCACCACCGGCCCGCGGCTCACGATGATGCGCAGTGCGTGCACGGTGCCCGATTGAACCAGCGTCACCTGTTGGTCACGGATCGCGGCCGTGGTGCCGTTACCCAGTAGGGCCATGGCGCCAGCGCTCCAGCTTGAGGTGCTGCCCGCCTCATCGTTATCGGTCCAGCCCGTGAGGTCAGTGGTGAAGTCGCCGTTAGTGACCGCAGCGGTGACGGTGGCGCGGGTGAGCAGCACATCATCGATTGCCACTCGCATCGCACCGTCCGAGATATCGAGCTGCGCGGTTTCGGCCACCGAGAAGACAAACGGAAATTGCCGCGACTGGCCGAGCAATTCGCGGATGTGTTCGAGCCCCGGTCGCAGCGCCATTGGCCCGAGCACGCGCGGGTCCCAATTCGTCATTACCTCGGCGGACAGCGCCGTGCGTGGTAGGTCGACGCGCGCCTGTCCGCTAGGTGACAGCAGCCCGCGGTTGAAAGCGATGCGCGAAAAGTTTTGATGTGGCACGGGCTCAGCCGATCAGCTGCCCGCGGCGGCCTCGATCACGTCGGCCATTCATGCCGCGGTGTCGCGCGCGGCTCCAGTTGCCGGGGGGCAGAAACTTGGTTGGATCGTCCATTGCATCGGTGCTGCTCGCCATCGCAAGCGCCTTCTTCATATCGGCGGCAATGTCGAGCTTCTTGGTGCGCCCCTGCGTGATGCGCTCGCACGCTTGGTGAGCGAACCAGTGCTCGACCATGCGGGTGAAGTTCTCGGGCCACAGCGACAGGTCGCCGCCATAGTCCTCGCTGTCGCTCACCCACTTGGCGTAGATGGTGTCGAGTTCTGCATAGATGAACTGCCGCTCGTCGCTATAGTCCAGCAGCGGCTCCCGGAACCACTCGTCTTCGCACATCGCCGCGGTGCGTACCCAGTCGGTGTCTTTGTCAAAGGCGCGCTTGTAGCCGAAGTCGGGCTCAACGCTGGGCGAGTAGTCGAGCTGCGCGGTACGGATCGCGAAATTCCACAGCCCCATCGACAGGCATGTGCGCACGCCGCCCCGGTTCCAAATGTCGTCGAGCACGCGGCGCGGCTCGCGGTTCTCGGTGAGGCTCGCAAGCTTGCGGCTGCCGAGCACCAGCAGCGCGCCGTTGTAGATGGTGAGGCGGGTTGCGGCCATCAGCCGGCCGCGGCTTTGGCCGTTGGTTTAGCCGGTGCGCCGACGGTGCGCACGTGCTGGCGAATCCAAGCCTCGGCTTCTTCACGGTCGCCCAGCTCGGTTTTCATCGTTTCCTTTTTGCCGTCGATGATCCGGTGCACGCACCACTTGGAGTTGATGCCGCCGTAGCTGGCGCGATAGGCCGAGGTATCGAGCTGATGCTCGCCGACCACCACGGTGTTCAGATCCACTTTCATGATGAGCCCCACCTTGGCGAACAGGTGGCCGCAGTCGCGCACCAACAGCTCGGCGTAGTAGTGGCCCTCGGGCGGGTAGATCTCTAGTTTGCAGCCCGGTCGAAAGTCGCGACTCACATGCGCCCAAAAGTGCGGCGACAGCAGCGCATCGAAGGGCATGCCCTCTTCGGGCGTGATGGCGAAGACCGCCCGCTGAAATTCGGCCAGCTTGCAGCGCGAGGGTTGGAGTTGAGTCATGGTCGCGAGTCTCCTGGCGAAAGATCGAGCGGGCCGATGAGGGCAGCCCGCCCGGTGTGAGTAATGGATCAGGTAACGGTCAGGCCAGTGGTCGAAACAGTTGCGGCGCCGCCGGCAGTGACAGCAGTCACTCGATGCAGCGTCATGGTGGTGGAGGTGTCGTTATCGAGCACGATCACCAAGTCGCCGACATTCATGCCGAGGTCGGAACCGTTGGTGAAGTAGCCGGAATCATCGACCGTGGTGGCCGCATCGACAGATGAGTAACTCCAGATCTTCGGCCGGTTCGCGGCAGAGGCGATCGGCCCCATCGAGATCAGGTTCGGCGGATTGGAAACTGAGTAAGCCATGTGTATCTACTCCGAAGCTGCGAGGTGTTCAGTGCGTGTGCGTGCGATTAGCTCGCGACGAACTCGCTGCCGTCGTGGTTGATGACGACCACCCCTGAGTTTTGCAGCAGCACGCCACCCATGTAGGCCGTGGTGCGCGCCCAGCTGTAGTCCTGCTCCTCATCCATGCCGATCTTCGCCTCGATGCCCGCGGTGTTGAGCGCGTGACCGACGGCGGACTTGTGATACAGGAAGCACTTCTCGGCCGAGGTGCCGGCGCCGGGAAGGTTCGGATGCTCGATGATCCAGCAGTTTTTCCAACGGAAGGCCTTCATCTTGTCGGCCCACTCCGCACCCTGGCCGGCGAACGTCTTCATGTTCACGTAGTCGGCGCTCGACCACTGCGGTGATTCTTCGAGATAGGCCATGAAGGCTGGCGTGAGCACGAGCGCGCAGTCACCATCCCACGGCACGTCATTGTTGCCGAGGATCGCGCGCGCCTTTTGGAACAGCCGCACCGAGCCCTTGACCGCTGCACCGGTGTCATTGGTGGCGGTGTTGAGAATGTCGGTGATGTCCAGATCGCAGCGCCGGTTGATGACCCCGTAGCTGGTCATCTGCATGATGGCGCGCTGGTTGCCTTGGCTTGCGAAGATGTTGAAGCCAGTCTTGCGCACCAGGTCATGACGCTCGACCAGCGTGGCCGAGGGCTGCGACAGATTGTCACCACGCGCCGGGATCAGGCCATTCAGGCCGCGGGTCGTGGAGCTTGCGTTGTTGGAGTCGGCGACCAGGAACGTCGCAGTGTTGCCTTTGATGACGGCCTCGGTCGTGACCGACATTCGCAACAGTGACTCGTGTTGCTCAAAGCCTTTGATGAACTCTTGGCGGTATTGGATCTGAAAGGCTGACTCAGCCATGGCGGATGCTCCGGGCACAAAGGGGGTTTAAGTCCTCTGCTCGGGGTATCCACCTAGGCTGCTCGCGGGGTGCCGTTAGACGGGCCGCTCACAGCGAAGGCAGCGCCTCGCTTTGGTTCACGGGCGCGAACTTAGATCACGCCCATTTGCGGAGTCAACAATAGCGGCGATTTACGACAGCAGCACGTGCAGTGCCTTTTGCAGCAAAGTACCCATGCTCGGCCCTGCTGCTGGTGGCGTTCGCCAACTTGAGGTGCGTTTTGCCGGTTTGCGGGTCGTGCTCCCACCAGTACACGACCAGATCCGTGACCTGCTTGCCCTCGATGCGTTGGCTCGCGTCGTAGAGTGCGTCGGCCGGCGTCCAGTCCGCCGGGCAGTTGCTTTTATTCGAGCGTTTATCGCGCCACTCGTAGCCTTCGGGCTTCGGCACCAACCGAACCGGCGGCGGCTCATCGCTCACGCCGCCCCCCGCTTCTGCCCGAGCTGCTCGCGGCGCGTGATGAGCTGGCGATATTCCGCCTGCACCTTTTCGTTCTTCACATAGGCCGGCGTCCCCATGGTCGCCTCGATCGCCTCGATGCGCTGATCGAGCGTCTTGCCCTCATCGCCGACACCGGCGCCGGGGATGAACGCGAGCGGATTCAACTCGCGCGCCTTTTGCGTCAACCACTGCATCACTTGCGGTGAATTGAACAGCCGGCGCCCGTCGGGCATGGTGGCATCGGCAAACAGCGCCTGCGTCTCCTCATCGAGTCCACCCATGAACGACTTCAGCAGGTTCATGTTCTCGGTGTAGTCGCGGCCCCAAGCGTTACGCAGCGCCACGGTTGCTTCGGTTTGGTGCTGGCGGTCCATCGCATCCTGGTTGGCAGTCTCCTGTTCTTTCATCTTGTTGTACCACTCGACCGTCTTGGCGACGATCGCGGGCGGTGCGTTGAGCGCGTGCATCTGCGTGGCCCACTCACCAAACAGCGCCTTGTCATCCTCACCGAGCACCAGGCCGTTCGGAAGCTTCTCGAAGTAGCCGTCGGGCTTCTCGGGGATGCCGTTGTCTTTGCGCCAAGCCGCAACCTCCTCGGGTGTGGCGCCCTCTTTCAGCGGCGCCTTGACGGTGCTGATTCGGTTGACCGCTTCCAAGTGCGCTTTGCCGAACGCCTCGGCGCTGGCGTAGCGGCCGAGTAGTTTCTGCAGCTTGTCATCGGTGCCATAGGCTGCACGCCAGTCGGGCGCGGGTGTGGGCTCACCGGGCGGTGCGGTCAGTGCAGTGGGCTTTCCTGTCGGCGCCGGGGTCGGTGTTGGCGTCGGCGCAGGTGCCGGCGTTGGAGTCGGGGCCGGCTCAGGTGTTGGGGCGGGCGCCGGTGTTGGCGTCGGTGCTGGTGTTGGAGTTGGCGCAGGGGTCGGCTCAGGGGCGGGTGTTGGATCAGGCATGATGAGACTCTCGTTTCACGTGAAACAGAATCTCTTCTGCTGAATGAGTAGATAACGGCGCTTCTCAGCGCGAAATACGGATGCTTGCTAGCTCGGTGCATCGCGAGCGCGTGCAGCGGTGATCGCTGTCACGCTGATATTTAGAAGCTTCACGATCTGCTTGCCGACGTGCTGCATGCCGCAGGCAAAGTCAGTGTCACGGGCGGATGTGGGGCGGTAGGGTTGGTCATAGGTGCCGGCGCAATCGAGAATCCACTTGAGCGCTCGCCGCTGCTGGCCCTCGCTCGCCTTGCCTTCCTGCAGTGCTCGAAGCGCATAGGCGTCCTCGGGCTCCCACGCAAAGGGCTTCCACGGCTCGGGCTGTTGGAGTTGCGGCGCCTTACGGGTCATTTAGCGCTCGGGCTTGCGAGCCGATCCGTGGTCAGCCGATCCAGATAGAAGTACAGCTTCTCGATCGCCTCCTCGGGTGTCGACGCGATCGAATGGTGATCGTTCGGGCGACCAGGAAAGCGAGCAATGCAACTTGCCTCGAATATCCACGGCGCCCGGTGCGGCACGATGCACAGCTCAAGGTTGCCGAAGCGTTCCAAAAAGTCTTTCAGCGTAATCATGCAGCGCTCGCCATATCCTTTTGCGCCTTGCCCGCGGTCTGTGCGATGTCAGCGCCCTGTTGGGCCATCGCCATCTGCTGCGCCATCTGTTGTTGCTGCTGCGTGGCCTGCGCCTGCGCCTCGACCGCCTCCTCATCACGCATCCAACGCGCCGGCACACCGATACCTTCGAGCGCATCGCGCACACTGACCCGCATGTCGATGGTGGCCACGACCGACGGATCGATCTCGGCGGCGCTCATGAGGATCTGTTGACCCTCGGCGAGTTGCTGACCCTTCATACGTTCGACCGCTCGATTCAGTGGGGATTCAAAGCGAAATTTGAAGTTCTGCCCTCGGATCGACTGCGGGATGTCGCGATACGCTCCGAAAAGATCGGTCCCGTACAGCAACTCCTCGAAGCTCGCCTCGCACAGCGGCGCGTTGTATTCCTGCTCGACCGGCTCGAACAACGGCAGCGCCTCGCGGATGTACTGCTGCACCAGCTGCGAGACTTGGTAGGCCGTCATCTCACGACCGACGATCGAGGGCATCGACAGTTTGTTGAGATAGAACGCCTCGGCCAGCATTTGCCGCTTGCCCGCTTCCATCTCCATGCCCCACGGGATGCCGGTTTTGTCCTGCGTGATCGGCCGCAGCACCTCACCGAGCCGCTCGTCATACTCGGCATCCACCCACGTGATGCCGCCGGGATACAGCGCCACATCGCCTCGAATCACTTCCTTGGCCGCAATCATCGCCGGTCGCACCGCCATCTCGCCAGCTTCCAACAACGTGAGCGACATCGACTGCAGCAAGCGCGCATCGGGTAGCGCAATGACGGTGGCGGCCGAGTAGGCGTATTGACTGCCGGCGATGCGCTGCCAGCGCGGCACCACGTAGCCGAAGGTGCGCCGCTCGGTGGTGCGCATCACGTACTCGTTCTCGATGTCGATCCACGCCTCGATGAACGGGAACCCGTCGCGGGCTCGTATGCCGTAATCCTCACAGCGCAGCGCCACGTGCCGGCACTTCACCAGTCCATCGCCATTGGCCTGCGTAATCATGGTGCGCACCTTCTCATGCACACCGCAGTCCTGCCCGCGCGCACCGGGCTCGCCGAACATCTGCACCAGCTGCTCAGCCGTCGGTGTCCACGCGCGGTGCAGGCACGACAGATCGCCGTTGTAGCGCTCGGACCAAGCGCAGTCTTTCAGGTGCCAACTCTGATAGAGCATCGACACCGTGCGCCAGTCGACTCCGTAGCTGATGACGCAGTTACCGAACGCGGCCCAATCGTGGTCGGCTTGTTTGGTCGCGCGCACGAACTGCGCTTGCCGGTCGTACATCACGCGGCGCAAGCGGGCCGTCGCTTTCTCCAACCACTCGGTGCCGCTGCGGTTCAACTTCTCGGGCCGGTCGACCATGCCGAAAAACCAGTCTTGGCCGGCGGGTCGCAAGATGCCGCCCAGCTGGTTGCCCAACTCACGGCGCACCATCAGTGGATAGCTGCTCGACAAGTGCGCCGCGAAGTCATCGCCCCAATCCCGGTCGCGTGTGAAGTCGGCACGCTCGACGTAGAAGTTCTCAGCGATCTCCTGCCACAGCGACAACAGCGAGCCGCGCGCAGCAAACAGCTTGTCGCCCTCGCGAATGAGCCGCTTTACATCGATGTCATCGCGCTTAGGCATGTGACTAGCCAACGCTCGCAGCGGGTCCGCCGGTCGCATCATCACCGGCGCTCAACACCGTGTTAGCTCGCGAGCCTGAGCGTCGGGAGCGGCGGCGGCGACGCG